TAAATGGTATTGAAAAACTTAATATTCCTGTTGGAATTCAAATATTTGGTTCTGAACCTAAAACAATGGCACAGGCATCAAAGATACTTTGTGAACACTTTCACCAAATTAAATTAATTGATATAAAGACAATTTGGTGTAAGTTAAAAAAACCACTTAAATATAGTGGTTTTATTGAGAATTAAATGTCACATATAAAGCATTTTCCTTTTTATTATATATAATCTCTTTAAAAAGTTCATTTGCTAATTTTTCTTTTGTTTTAAAATCTACATTTTTATCTGATAATATTTTATGAGTATATTCGCACAATGTATATACTTTTTCTTTTTCTTCATCTTTATATTCAGTAGTTGATAAAGATTTTAATTTATAATTTAATTTATCTATTTCTGTTTGTAATTGAGTTTTTTTAACTTTATATTCATCTAATGTATCTATGCCATCCATATATGCTAATTTTATTCTTTCTAGTCTTGAATTAAGTTTATTTATGGAATTTTGAATTAATGATACTTCATCAATATGTTGTTGGGTTTTTACAATATTTATGTTTACCTTTTCTGTAAAAATTAATTCTAGTTGATTTAATAGTGCTATTTCTAATTTTTCTTGTAATATCGAGTGACTTATATTGCATGAATTTTTGTTGTATCCATTACACTGATAAAAAGGTTTCTTTTTATTACCTGATTTTCTTTCAATTAAAATTAAATTTTTCCCACAATTAGAACATTTTAGTAATCCTCTTAACCAATATTCGTGTTTTACAGATGGTTTTTTATACTTAAACCATGTTTTATTATGTTCTTTCAATTTATTTTGTGATGCTTCCCATAATTTATTATTTATTAATGGTTTATGTTTTCCTTTTATTGTTTGAGTGTTGGGATTATCATAATTTCTTCCCATACCACCATCTGTATATCTGATATAACCAATATATATAGGATTATTTAATATCACTTTTAGACTTTCTTCACACCATCTTTTTCCTCTTGTTGTTTTAATACCCATTTCATTTAATTTTTTTGTTAATCCATTGATTGTTGTTTCAGGTTTTATCCATTCATTAAAAATAAATTGTACATTTCTTTTTAGTTCCTTATTTGTCTTTAATTCTTTGGTGTTTTTATCATAGATATATCCAAAAGGGGTTGCCCCTTGATGTTCGCCCCTTGATGCTTTTTCTCTTTTTCCTCGTTGAACATTTTCTGATAAATTAAGCACATAATATTCATCCATTGCCTCATACATGCTTTCAAGAATTACTCTTTCCTTACCATCGCCTAATGGTTGAGTGATACTTATAACATCAATATCACATTTTTTTCTTAACATTGCTTTATACATAACACTTTCTTCTTTGTTTCTAGCAAATCTTGAAAAATCGTAAACTAATATACAATCAAATGGTTTTGGTTTCATTTTTGCATTTGCAATCATTCTTTGAAAATCTGTTCTTTTTTCTGCATGTTGCCCACTAATGCCATCATCTCTGTATATATGTTCATCAGGAATATAGATATTATTTTTCTTTGCATACTCTAAACACATTTTAATTTGACTGTCAGGTGAATATTTTGTTTGCATATCAGTAGAAACACGAACAGAAATTGCACCAATTTTATAATCTTTCATTATTTATCATTCCTTTTTCTTCAAAAATCTGATATAATGAAATAGAAAAATCCATAACATTATATCTTATATTTTGTTTTTTAGTTTTCCAGACTAATTTGTGATTTTTCATATTGACTTACTGTTCCAGCAGTAGGTCTTTTTTTTATTTTTTTAATTTTCTTCTAACTTCAATTGCAATTCCTATAATTTTGACAGGTTTTGTCAATATATCGTATTCATTGAAATAATATGGTTCATATTCGTTGTTTAATGGCTTTAAAATAATACTTTTATCTTGTTTAATAACTCTTTTGAATGTAGCATCATCGCCATTAACCATAACAACACAATCATCACCTGAACAACAATCAGGTTGTTGTTTAATAATGATTGTATCACCTGACATATATTCAGGATACATACTATCGCCCTCAATTTTTAATGCAAAATAATCATTTCCACCTTTTAACATTGATGCTGGAATTTCTACATATCCCAAAGTATCTTCAATTGCTTCAATAGGTATTCCAGCAGGTACTTTACCCAGTAATGGAATTTTAACATTTTTAATATTAGTTTCGATGTATCTAGCATTGTCAATATCTATTTCGCTTGGTTCTTTTTCTTCAAACCATTCTCTATCCATATCAACATCATATCCCATTAGCCATGCTTCACTAACATTTAAAGTTCTTGCAATAATATCTAATTTATCCTGTTTTGCTTTAAAAGCACCTGATAGGTAATTACTAATTAATGATTTATTGATGTGTGTTTTGTTTGCTAAATCAACTGGTTTCATATTGTTATATTCTAATGCTATTTTTAGTCTATTAGCAAAAGTATCTTCTAACATTTATATTCACCTCACATTATTATTATATACCAAAGTTTAGAAAACTACAACAAAAATATAAACAAAAAACAAAAAAGTTTAGAAAAACAAAATTTAGGTATTGACAATTTTGAAAATAGCAACTATACTTAAAATAGAGTTGCGAAAATAAGAACCTCGAACTCATAAAATGAAAGGAGGAAACAAAATGAATAACGAATTTAATTATTCTAAATTAAAAGGAAAAATCAGAGAATTAGAAATGACTCAAACAGAATATGCAAAAGCAATTGGAATAACAGAACAAACATTAAATTTAAGATTTCAAGACAAAAGACCTTTTAAACAAGATGAAATTATTAAAACAATGCAATTATTTAATGAACCAGTAGAAAATATACATATATATTTTTTTACAAAAAAAGTTGCGAAAAACGAAACAAATTAGTCTGGAAAACTAAAAAACAAAAAAACTAAATATAAGAGAGGATTTTTTATGAAACAAAAAACAAATTGTTCTAATTTAATTAATAAATCCTTAAAAGTAATTATTACTAATCCACCAAATAAAGTGGAAGCAATAGAAATGATAAAAAAAATATCAGAAAAATTAAGTAAAAATTTATCAGATAAATTAATTGAATTGGAGGAAATAAAATGAAAAATAATATTAAAAATAATGATTATGATTTTGATTTAATCGTATCAAGCGATGATTTAAAAAGAAATAGAGAAAAATGTTTAACTTCTTCAAAAAAAGTAGTTAAGAAAAGAAAATTAAAAAGATGGGCAAAAAATGTTTTATGGATGATATTAGGTGCAGTTATTGCAATTACTATATATCAATTATTCACATTAGAAACAGTTAAAGAAACACCAGTTGGAAATTATACATGCAGAGGTGGAATATTCCAAATATGCACAGGAAGCAGTGAAGTCGCTGACTATTTGGGGGTGTAATTGATGAAGAAAAAAAGTCAAACATCTGAAATTATTAAATTATTAAGAAAACAAGGATATATTACATCATTTGAAGCGATAGAAAGATTTGGTGCAACAAGATTATCAGGAATTATCTTTGTTTTAAGAAAAAGAGGTTTTGGTATAGAAACAGAAATGGTTCAAGGTAAAAATAGATATGGTCATTCAACCAATTATGCTATTTATCGCCTTACAAAAGATATAGCAGATGAGGATGGTGAAAATTTATGATTTTAAAGATTTTAGAATTTTTTGCAATTTTAATTATTGTGTTATTGGGGGTATTTATAGTAACAATCTTATGTAAAAAGATGTGGCAAGAGTTAAGAAAGTGAGATGTCATCATGAGTACATATAACAAAACTAAATTTTATTGGTTGCAACTAAAAGAAGATTTTTTTGATGATGATGCAATAGCATGGTTAGAAGAACAACAGCCAAAAGGAAAAGAATATGCTTTATTTTATTTAAAATTATGTTTGAAGTCACTAAAAACAAATGGGATTTTAATTAGAAATGTTGGCAATTTTTTAATTCCCTATGACAATAAAAAACTTGCAGAATTAACAAAAACAGATTTTGATACAGTCACAATTGCTATGGAATTATTAAAAAAAATAGGTTTAATTCAACTTCTTGATAATGGTGAAATTTATATAAAGCAACTAGAAAATCTTATTGGTTCAAAATCAATAGGTGCATTTAAAAAGGAACAACAAAGAGTATTAAAAAACAAGGGTGGACAATTGTCTGCTAAATGTCCACCAGATATAGAACTAGAAATAGAAAAAGAACTAGAAATAGAAAAAGAATTAGATTTAGAGAATAATAACCCACAAGAACCTGTATTGCTTCCTGCTAATTTAAAAAAAGAAGAAATTATTTCCAAGACAGATTATGAATTAGAATTTGAAAAACTTTGGAATTTATATCCAAATAAAAAAGGAAAAACAAAATCCTTAACTAAATACATTTTAGCAAGAAAAAAAGGAACTACTTACGAACAGGTTTTAAATGGAATTAATAATTATATTGAATATATCAAAAAGAACAAAATTAGTCCTCAATATATAAAACATGGTGATACATATTTTAATAATCAATGTTGGTTGGATGAATATAGAAATGAAATTAATAATAAAACAAAAAATGATGAACAATGGGCATTATTGAAAGGAGTTTATGATGGAACAATCAAGATTGATAAGTAGTGCAATTGCTAAATTAAAAATAGCATATCCTTATTATTTTAAAGAATTAAAAACAGAGGAACTTGCAGGGTTAATAAGTATGTATCAAGAATATCTGTCAGGATATAATGATTTGACAATAAATAGTGCGATTAAATCGATAATATCTAAAAGTAAATATATGCCATCTATAAATGAATTAATTGATGAATGTGAACATTCAAAAACATATCGTGGAAATGAAATATTAAGCAGAATGAATGCAGATGGTTATTTTAAATATGGTGCAGTATGTGAGTTAGATGATGTACATGCAACAAGAAATTATGAAAAGGCACTTATGTGGGTTGAAAAAGGTATTATTCCAACATGGTTATTGGAAGATATGAAAAAGTATGGATATGTTGAAGATAAACCATTATTATCACCACCAAATTCAAATTTAATTGGTATTCAAGGATAGAAAGGGGTATGTTATGACAATAAAAGAATTATCTAAATATCATTCGACAAAGATTGAAATAAAACAACTAGAAGATAATATCACAGAGTTAGAAACAACAATCATTGGTTCTTCTAAAATTACAGGTATGCCAATTACAACAACAGGTAATGCTAGTAATCCTACTGAAAGAATAGGAATGAAACTGGTTAAGTTAAAAAATAAATTAGAAAGTAAAAAAGAATTACTTATTGATGAGTTAAATAAAATAGAAGATTTTTTGGAAACTGTTGATGATAGTGAAATTCGTATAATAATACGAAAAAGATTTTTAGAGGGCAAATCATGGAAGATTGTTGGTAAAGAAATAATTGCAGATAGGTCAACCCCTTACTATAAACTAAAAAAATACTTAAAAGATAGGGAGGATGCAGATGAAAAAAGTAAAAGAAACTGTTGATTTATTTAAGTTAAATAAAATTCAGTTAATAAGGAAAATAAATACATTAGATATTGAGAAAAGAGTTTTAGAAAATACAATCAAGGATGAATTATATAAAACATTTATGGCTAAATTAGATGAACCACAGGAAATTAATCGTTTAAAAAAAGAAAATAAAAATTTAAGAACTAAAAATAAAACATTAAAAGCATTATTAAAGGGTGAAAAATGATATGGCAGGTGAATTTTTAAGTATAGAAACTGCACAAAAAATTGCTAGACTTGAAAAAGAAAATGAGCAGTATGAAAAAATAATATGTGATTTTGATAAGGAAGTAAATAGATTGTTTAACATCATTAAACATGCCTATGAATATGTTGATAAACAACTATTTGCAGAATATGTTCAAATAAAAGATTTAGAGGATATATTAGGTGCAGGACTTAATAAAAATAAAGAGGTTAAGGATGCCAAGACCACATCATAATAATTTTAATAAAACAAGTTATGACATCCATAAAGATAATGAATTTAATAAGAAATTAAGGTCTTTAAAAAAATATTGTCCACAATCTTATAAGTATTTAATATTTGAATTTAAAAATGGTAATCATTTTGAAAAAGAAGATGGGGAATATGAAATTAATTTGCCTACTTCAAAAGAATTTAAATTTGTATATGGTCAGATAAAACTTAAATATTGTATAAAAAATAATGCACCAATATACAAAGATTTAGAACCATCTCAATTTTTCTTGGATGGATATAGATTTGATTTACATATTTATAAAAAACTTTATTATAGAAACGAAAAAGATAAATTTAAAATTGATTTAATGTTTGAACTAAAAAAAGGAGGAAATTATGAACGAAAAATTAAGAAAAATAATAAATCATTATACAGTTAAAAAACAATTAAAGTATTTTCAAAGTGAAGTATTTGAATTGAATGAAGCAATCCTAAATTACAATTCAGGTGGAATATTAGAAAATGTAATTTCAGGAATTACCCAAGCAGTAGGTCAAGTTATAGGTGTTGAAACAAAAGATTATAAAAAAGAGCATATTAAAGAGGAAATTGCAGATGTAATGGTAATGTTAAAACAATTTCAATTGTATTACAACATATCTACCAAAGAAATCAAAGAAGTTATGAAATATAAAATTGATAGACAAATAGAAAGGATAGAGTATGAACCAAAACATGGAAAAGTGGAATAAAATTGAAAATATTTGTATTACAGTAGGCATATTATTATTCTTTGCATTTGTTTGTTTAGTTATTTATATAGGTATTGATTTTGCAAATGATTATAGATGTAGTAATTTACCTATAAATGAGTTTTTTCAAGATGAAAAATGTGAAAAATATTGGAGGTATAGAAAATGATAGAAGAAAAAGAAATGGAATATGTAAATGTTCCTACTTATATAGAAAAAGCAGTTAAAAAGTTATTTAAATTAAGAAATACAGAAAAAGAATTAGCAATGCAAATAAAAGATTATATGTCAACACATGATATTCCATCAGAAACACCATTGCAATTATTAAAATATATTCCAAAGGAAGATGTTGACCCAAACCAAATGAAAATTAATTTTGAAACAGGTGAGGTTGAACAACATGGTTAAATATATAGGTTTTGCACCTAGTAAAGAAGAATTTAATATAAAAGGTGAAAGTTTAGGCATGAGTGGTGAAAGGGCTTTATATTATGCATCTGATATAGGAAAACATCGTATATATAGAAATTCATATCCATTAGTACCATATATGTTTAATGGTAAAGATATTAATAAAACATTAAAGTTATTATATTTTAATACTTATGATGAAGCCAAAGAAGTGGTTGATGAAATTAACAATGTATATAATGATACTTTTATTGTAAAAGAGGTGAATAAATAATGTTAGATAAAAAAGATAAATTAAAAGAATTACAAGACATAGTTAATATTTCAGAAAAACAATTTGAAAAATTAGATTATAAAGGAAAACAAAAATATTTTAAAGCAAAAAGTAAACTTGCAAAAATATCATTTATTTCAAGAGATAAAAATGGTAAAGGAATTACTTATGTTAAACCAAAGGAGGAAGAATAATGGATAAGAAAACACCAAAAATGGAAGATTTAATCAATTTCTTTTTAGAAGCAAAAAGAAATGGTCGTGATGTGGGTATAAAACTAAAAATGCCTAATCAGACTAAACCTGAAATAATATTAAATTATAATTCTAGCATAGATACTAAATTAGAATATTATAAAAAAACTTATGATGATAATTTAATACATAAAAACAATTCTGAAATTCAAATAATAGATTTGTATACAATGAATATTCCTTTTTAAATGAGGTTTTAATATGAGTAGAACATTCAGAATAAACTTTGGAAGAAAAACAGTAAGACCATTTGAAGCACATGATATCAATAATATGCTTGTAATTTGTAAAAAAGCAAGAAATCAAGCAGAAGAAGATAATAATGATGAACAAAGGTATTTGTGGGATAGAAATTATATGATTTTAGTAATTGGTATGAATTTAGCATTTAGAATTGAAGATATATTGCAATTAAGAGTCGATAATTTCAAAAATGGTGGTGTATATACGAGAGAATTTAAAACAAATAAAGAACAATCTTTTGAATTACACCCATCTTTATATAAAGATATTCAAAATTACATTAATAGAAACAATTTAATTGATGGGGAATATCTGTTTAGAAGTAGAAAAGGTATTAATAAGCCAATTACAAGACAAAGAGCATGGCAAGTAATAAAAGAACTTGCTGATGCAGTTAAAGTGTCATATCCTGTTGGATGTCACTCGTTAAGAAAGTATTTTGCAAGACAGTATTATGAAAAAACAGGTGATATTATTGGTTTAAAAGAAATGTTAAATC